CATCCCAGAGGGGGATATCTCACCGTTGTCGTTTCGTGAAGAGCTAGCATGCTCAACATGGACGCAGCGATTAGAATTCTCCAAAAGGATACTCCGACGGATTGGGAAACCATTGACAGAGGTCTCTGCCTTACTTCGTAGGGCAGTCACTTCAGCACAGTGGACAGTCCTCACTCCGGAGATGTCTGGGCGCCGACCTTCGTCGATTCTCAGACTAGTCCATTATTGTCTACTTAATCCTCTTCAGTCAAAGACTGATAGGGAGGATCTAAGTATATCTTCCGTTCTCGACTGGTTGACAAATGTCTTACCAGAAGAGGATATTGCGATAATACGCAAAATCAAGGTTGATAATGTGCTAGCCCGGAATCTGAGCCGACGCTTGGTAGAACATCTTCGCGAGAAGATTTTCGAAGAGTTCCAGCGCAGGCTGGGAGGGGAAGCTCTGTTCCATTGGTGTCATATAGAGGAGCCAACTGATACTAGCATCGCTGGTAAGTTGGAATTCTCTAGAGAGGGACCTTTGGGACAGAACGCCTCTTTAGCAAACTTGGTTTCCGGCCGGGTCGGCCAGTTACCAAGAGTGCCCGCCTGCGCCGATTCAACCATACAAAAGGGCTTGGCCATTATCGACGAGCAGATCCTGCTCCACCGAGATCATGACCTTGTCCTATCGTACTGTCCTCCCCTAAGTCCTGTGTTCTGGCAATATTTCAGATTGTGTGTCTTCGACACCAATGCTGGGATTCTTGCTAGGACATTCCGACTTTGGGATAGGGCAGACGATATGGTTAAACGCCTCCCGCCATTGTCCTCACGGATGTACGAGAGAGATTTCGTCGCAGGGCCCGACTTGAGAGTTCCGCTCGGTGAGTGGATACAACTCTGGGTCGAAGTCCTGTCACTACCGAAGGTAGTTCCAATGGACCTTTCCAAATCTGTCAATTACAACCTAGACTATAATAGTTATAGGAAGTATTTTGATAGTAAGGTTGGGGTCACTGGAGCGAAACCTCTTCCGGATCCGGAGACCATCTTTGGTCCCTTACTGGAGCTCGCGAGCGTAGCCGCAGAGTTCGCGGGGGTTCGAATTCCTAATCTCCCATTCTTCGGCGACGCCAAGAAGGGGAAACGTTGGGTTCGTGCCCTCTCACGGTCATTGTCTACCTTTAGACGATGGAAACAGAATACGGAAAGCATTGATCTTGCCTGGCAGCTTGCCGAGCGACTTCAACGCCGTCCACGTTCTGGGTCCAGAGTCCTCTGGCAACCAATAAACCATGAGTTGGGAACCTCAGTGGTTCTGAGGGCGGAAGGTGGTCCTCTTCTAATTCTTGAGAAAGAACTGGGAGGGGAGCCCTTTTGCTGACCCAAAAGTTAGTAGCTTAACTACTCGTCTAGCC